AGAATAAAAAATTACGGAACCGGATTAGAAACAAGAAAAGAACTATCATCGAAAGAAATATCCGCTTGCAGGCACAGGGATCTGAGGCCGAGAGAGCATGGAAAAGGGCGGAAAAGCTGGCAGAGGGGGAGGACCCGAAGGTAGGCCGTATCAGGGCAGAGTCCACCGAGGGACTGAGGCCCGGCATGAGCCGCATCGAAAGGGCGGAAGCAAGGCTGGAGGACGCGGCATTCTACAACCACTCAGACCTTGTTGCGGCAAAAAACCTTGTCAGCCAGTCGATAACAGCGGGCAGGCGCATCATGATGGATGTGCAGAAGAACCTCGACGATCTCAAGGAAGCAGGGAAGACGTTCCGCGGTTCGGAGAAGGTGATTCAAAAACACCAATCACAGCTCGATGAGATCGTCGCAGAGGCAGAGAAACTCAAAGAAACATTCGATGACGATATCGTGAAGTTCGTTGAGACCTGGGAAGGCGCTGTGTTACCCGGTGATATGGGCAGGAAATATTACAGGCTACTCAAAGAGGCAGACAAAATAGACGACAAAATTGATGTACTGGAGACGGCGCATATCAAGTTGAAAAAGCGCATTAATGATATGCGTGACCGCGACCAGTTCCTCAGAGATGAGGACAAGGCCACCACTGCCGCTCGGCGGGAGTTTCAGAAGGAGATAGACGACTCATACGAGATAGAGATAATGAACACACGGCTCAAGACCGAACTCGTGATGCTTGAAAAGGAACAGGCACGGTCAATGAAGCTGCTCGAAAAGATAGAAGCAAGGGATATCAAAAGACTTCAGAAAGAGGTATCTGACGCCACAGCGGACGCGATCAACCTCGACGAGAGGACTGCAAAAACCCTCCTCTCCGTCCATGAGGCACAGGCCGATCTTGCATTGATGAAACAAAATGTAAGCAATATACAGAGCAAACTTGCAAAAGAGATACGGGCCACAAGCCGCATACCGGGAGACAGGAGTGTGATAGACCTGCCGGGTCTAAGGGGATATTCCTTCCCGACAGAGATGGCAAATGTCATAAACAAGCAGATCCTGAAGGAAATGCCCCTCCAGTCGAAAACGAAAATTCCCATATTTAGCCAGATGTTGAGTTATTTTGACTTTTACCGCTCTATCAGGGCAACGGGTGATGATAGCGCTGTGGGGATACACGGGCTGTTGATGGCATTTGATAACCCGAAGGCCACGGCAGAGACTTTTCTCCAGCACTGGAAGGCATGGGGAACTGACGGGGAAAACCTGCTCGGCAGGGCCATTGTAGATTTTAATGACCGTGCCATCAGAGAGGGCCGTCTCACATCGGAAGACTGGGCGAGACATGGAGTGCGTATAGGCGGGGAGGAAACTGAATTTTATCTCAGGGGTGCGGGTGGTCGTATACAGAAATTGCCAATCATCAAGCAGGCCAACAGGGCTTTCGGGTTTTACGGTGATAAGTCACGCCTTGAATGGGCAGACGACTTGCTACAGGAACAGTTGAGAAACGGCAAGACCCTTACGGAACTTGAGCAGAGTGGGAAACTGAGAGAGATTGCTGAAGGTGTCAACACGGCCACGGGCTGGAACGGTTCCGACTTTGGTGACATCGGACGGCTCCTGTTGTTTGCCCCACGCTTTTTAGGTGCAAGACTGAACAACCTGCAACGCACGATACAGGCCACGGTCACAGACCCTGTGGGTACCGTGGAGGCACTTCCCGGCGTGGGCAGGGCTGCACGGCGTGCGCTGGAAGGTAAGGGTGTAAGGGATATTCCGTTGCAGAACCGGATAGCCCGCCGTTCCATGCTGCGGTTTATCGGTGGTGCGGCAATGCTGACTTACGGTGTCAACTGGGCACTCGGCAATGAATCGGATTTCCGTGTCCTCGTAAAGGAGGAAGATAAGGACAGACCCGGTGTGCTGGGCACAAGATGGGTATACAACCCGCAATTCGGACGTATCAGGTTCCGCGGCTCTGAGTACAGTTTTTTCGGCACATACGACTCCCTTATAAGGGCGATAATCATGAGCGGCACAGGATGGAAAGGCGGCATTGACTCATGGCGCAGCATGGGGTCTGCCGGTGTTGTCCACATGTTTGACCAGATAACCGGGGAAGATGTCATGGGCAAATCGGTTGACGCCGACTGGATACCCGACTGGATGCCGGGCAATAGCACAGCCCTTGCGAGGATCGGAGGACTGCTCCAAGAGCATGTGCCATTTTCCCTTGAAGATTTACCCGATGCTATCAGCCGTGCAGGGGAAGGCGATTATGCAAGTGGAGCGGTAAAGGCAGGATCGCAGTTCTTTGGTATCCCGAAGGAAACACCCCTCGGCTATAACGATTTAGTCGATGTGATCGCAAGGGAAGAAGGGTTGAATCCCGAAGAGCTCTCAAGGGGTGATAAAAGAAAGATACATAGTGAACCACGGATGGTGGAATATCTTGATGCTCTCGATATTGAAGAGGTCGGGGTAGATCTCAGTTTTGAAAATCTCAGGCAGGCTTTGCATGCGGCAGAACAGGATTTGGTTGCCATGATAGAAGCTGGTGCCGATTTAGAAAGGCTGAGTGTTGGGATTGCAAAGGTAAAGAAACAGAGATGGTCGACCTATGATACCTGGGAGAGGATGGAGAATAACAAGGAAGCTGTAGAGGATATGGAGGAGTGGAAGCCCAACCACATATCAGACCATTACGGCCATAAATACTGGACTATCGAGCTTGAGGAAAATCTCGCCACGGGATGGCAGAACTGGGACAAGTTCGAGGCCGATAGGGCCGCAGTGCTGAGAGAGGCACATGAAGTCGGCGGGGACAAGATGATCAATTACATCCTCAACCCGTCAGGGCCAAACGAACATAACTACCGTAGTATACGTTTTCAAGACGAGAGGGTAAGAGCCCTTGTTGAGGAATATGAGACAGACCAGGAGATTATGCGGGAATATTTCAACTTTCCCCGTGAGCTCACAGAGGCTGCCCTCGCGTACGCTACAGAAGCAGGAATAGATAACGAGATTATGCGTTACCAGGGCTGGCTTGATCTGGGAAAACTCTCCCGTACAGAAAGAAATCAGTTCCTTGATTTGGCTAAATGGGACCCGGCAGAATTTCCGAAAGATCCCGCCAAGCAGGCTGAGATTGAAAAAGCCAGAGAGGTCAAAAAAGCAATATCGGACCTAGATAAATATAAAATAGCTTTCCGAGCAGACCCTGAGAACTGGTATATCGAAGCGAAATTATGGAAATGGGGCAAGCTCACCGCACCACAAAATCCCATTGTAAAAAATATGAAAAGATTAATGATGGAAAGATCAGATGCGGAGGGCAACCTTGGCTATTACCAACTTGCAGACATAGAGGAATTGATACAGTCAGTAAGGGCGGCGATTGAACAGAACACTGATCCGGATAAACAATTGGAAGAGATTGTTGACGAACACCTGTTACAGTTAAGCCAACAACTGGGTGTAGGTGGTGATTGACATGAATTTGATGGGAGTTTTAAACTAGGGACAGTACAGACCCTAAAGGGGACGATGTATGACAATGGAAAACGGAACGGCGGGTTTTGATACCCCGCCACCGGAAGCAACAGTTAACGGAGCTGGCCAGCTTGCTCCCGAACCTAACGCTGTTACAGGGTTAGCGCCCGTATCACCGGAGGGGACGGCGGAACAACAGCCCAGTTACGAGACTTTGCAGGCGCGGGTAACCGAACTGGAAGCAGAGAATGCCAAGCAGGCCAATGATTACAAGGCCATGCAGGGCAGGATGCGAAGCCAGCAGGGAGAAGAGTCAAAGATTGAACAGCTCTCTGAAGCAGTGCTTAATACGCAGGAGCTGTTACACGCGTTTATGCGACATCAGGGGACGCAGGACGAAGAGCAGTTCACGCAAGACCTTCAGAAAGTCGAGACCAATGCGACGAACCGAAGGCAGAACTCCACCTTCCAGCGCACATCCCAGTTGATGATCGACGAGATCAGCCAGATAGTAAGAGATGCAGGGCTCTCTTTAGAGTCAGCTCCCGAACTGGAGGAATTCCGCCAGTTATGGGGGCCGGCTTATGACAGTAAGGATATCGCAGGGCTATACCAGGCACAGGCATCATTCAACAGGGTGATGCGTGAGCTGGAGAGAACCCGGCGTGAAGAAGCTGAAAGTGGTATTGAAGGGCGTATAAGGAAGGCTCTTGAGGAGCATGGCGTCAATGCGTTGGATCTGGATTCAACACCATCGGCACCGGCTTCCATGAACGGGAACAACCTTCTTTCACGGCTTGGCAACTCTGATATGGCGGTCTCACGGGATGAGATAACACAGGCGGCGGAAATGCTTAAAAAGCAGGGAGTCCGCTTTTAGTCATATTTAAGGAGTTACCGGTATGGCAGCAGGTAATACGATTACCGATAGCCTTGCTGACTCTATTCCGACGATGATCGCTTCCGCGAGAATCGTGAGAGAGTTTGCGGGCGTAATGCCTAATCTCGTCGATAGGCAAAGACTCGACGAAAACACAGGAACAGTCTGGAACGAGGTTTCCATGGCGAAACTTTCCGCACAGGCAGTCACCGAGAGCACTGAGCTTGATAACCCCCAGCAGATGAGCGACACGCTCTTCTCGATCACCCCGACAGTGATTGGTGTTCACACCATAATCACCGACAGGGTCGCATTGAGGATTGCTGCCAACGCTTACGCGCAGACAGGGTCCCTTGCCCAGAACGCTATTGAGCGAAAGAAAGACCAGGACGGCCTCACGGCAATTGACGGGGCGACAACATCTCTTGGCGCCGCGGGCGCGGGGCTTGACACAAGTGACATCAGCTCGGCGGCATACAGGATCACGTCAAATACGACGGAGCCTGCTCCCGCCACGGCACCGATTCACGGTGTGTTCCATGGTTTTCAGCTAGCAGACATCGACTTCCAGTTGACGAACCCTGGCATTTCCGTGGTTTCCAGCGGCACTATTGCGGAAGCACAGGCCGGCGCACCTCTCACGAGCGGCATTGCGGCAGAGGCTTTCCAGAACCGTTACAGGGGCAATATCGCGGGAGCCCGACTCTATGAGGACGGCAACCTGACGATTGACAGCTCCGATGATGCGAAGGGCGGCGTATTCAGCCAGATGGCCCTTGTCCTCGTAGAGGGCAGGTCACCATATGTTGAGACGAAGCGGATGCCCGAGCTTGGCGGTGGTGCGACTGCGCTATTCCACTATGATGAGTACGCATATGGCGAGAGGTCTTCGGGCAACTGGCTCTATGAGGTCGTCTCGGACGCACTCGCCCCGGCTGGATAGATTTGAACGCCCGCCGCGAGGCATGGGCCGCAAGGCATGGGCCGATACCGAAGGGTTGGATTGTTCATAACATGAATGGCAATATGGAGGATAACAGGCTGGAGAACCTGGCCTGTATCCCCCGTAAGACAGAAAACATAAGCCAAGTAGTCGCTCCCTACAGGAAGCGTATAAGGAAACTGGAGCTACAGCTTCAGAAGGAAAATAGGTAATGGCAGAAGTACATGGCGCAAATGGACGGATAGAGATATTTGAAGATTTTCTAGCAGGTGAGGACATCGTTGCCGCAACGGCAGCGTCCCGCACCTTCGGGAGTTCCGGCCTACGGGTTATCGGGCAGGGAATTGCGGAGACAGACTCCGGGATCACTGTTCTTGAATCTGACGGCCTCAATGGTGTCGGGGTACTTACCACGACAAACGAAGACGCACATAGCTGTGGTCTCACAACAGGGTTGGTATTTGATGTGGGCAAGATGGCTCCCATCGTTGCTGAGTGCAGGGTGCAGTTTGCCGATATGGATACAAAGGCATTCTGGTTCGGCTTTAGTGACGTGAATGGTGACACCTCGATCCTTGAAGGTGAACAGCTTGTTGCGGCAAGCGGGACTTTAACCCTTTCAGCATCTGACCTGTGCGGGTTCCTGCTTGATGCGGAAGCCACAGATGACGAAGACTGGATCATGGCCTACAACGGTGGGACAACTACCGGGGAGACCACGATTTCCAACATCGACGCAGATGATGACGCAGTGGCTGGAGAGTTCCAGATATTGCGTCTTGAAATTGCGAATAACGGGACGGCACGATGGTACGTTGACGGTGTGCTCAAGCAGACCACGACAGGTGCCGTGTCTACAAGCACGGATCTTGCCCTGGTAACCATGATAGAGGCACGGAGTGCCGCAATTGAGTATGCTTACCTTGACTACATCTATGTCTCGGCTAATCGTGACTGGACTGTCTAGGAGGGCTGGTGGCAGCACTCGTTGAGCTTGAAACAACTGATATATGGAGTCATGAGCCGTGCTGGTATCTCGGTGAGTTTAACCGGGCGGCTCCTGATTCCCATGGACTTCGCAGAATACAGGCCATAACGGTGATCCGGCATGACCGCAGGGTAAAGCTGACCCGTGACCTCGGGGACGCACGGCTTTTCGGAGACGAGTTCCAGCTTATATGCGGTGTTCCTGACGGCAAGGGCGGTGGTGAGGCTTTATACACGGTAGAAGAGGCACTTGAGATGGCAAGGCAGATGAACACAGCCCCGCCGCCGAGGCCTGAGTTGAAACCCAGGGACTGGAACAAGGTCTTCTGGGACAACGTGGAAGAAAAGGAAAAATGGAAGCGCGGTGCGAGTGTATTCGGGCCGGAATATAAGAAGCAGAGGAATTCATGACGACAAATAACCAACCTGCACTTGAAGAAATGATGAGGGATGCGGAAATAGCCGAGGAGCCAGGTAACATGGCACCGGGAACGGTCATCAGTGCAACCGCTGATATGACCATGAGCGCCGCGGAGCTTCAGTCGGCAGGCTATGTCTATGTCTACGACACAAGGACGGGGGACCGTTCAGTTGTCAACCGTAATATGCTCCAGCAGCAGTTGGAGAAGCGCCGTGATGACAACTCCTATGCCTTCTCAACGAGGAAACCCGAAGGGGTTGAGCCCATCAGGGGGGCGCTGAAGTGCTTCCTCCATGATGACGAGCCCGACAGGGAAAAGTACAACAGAATGGGATTTGTCCATTGCACAAAATCCAATTTCCTGACGGAGATGGACAGGGAAAGGCATCTCAGGACAAGGCACCCGAGGGCATATGCCGCCCTTGAGAATGAGAGGACAAGGGCAGACCGTGACGCCGAGAGGCTTGAGCGGATAGCCCTCACAGAGACCATCAGGAACATGGCAGGGCCAGAAAACAGAGGTGGCAAGAATGGTAAGTAACAGTTTTTCACCGTTACCAGGGACATTAGTACAGCAGGCGGTCACCGACACCGCCAGTGGCATCGGTTCAGGCAATATTCCCAGCGGAAGCAGGTATGCGGAGGGGTTCGTCAGGACTGCCGCCATCGTGGAAACACGGGACGGCACTACTCCGACAGCCACGAAGGGAACGCAGTGGGATGCGGGTGATTTAATTATCCTGCGAAGCAGGCGTGAGATAGTGAACTTCAGCGCAGTAGAGCAGACATCCACGGATGCCTCTATTGACTGGCAGTTCTACAACAGGGCTCCGGGTAAGTAGCTATGGCAGGAGCATATATCCCGCCGGGCATTGCAGCAGCAGCATCAGGAGACATCACGGCGGTTACCGCGGGAGTCGGCCTTTCCGGAGGCGGGGCTTCTGGTGATGTAACCCTTACCCTTGATCTCTCGGAACTCAGTGCTGTTACCCCTGCAAACGGGGACAGCCTTGCGACTATAGACTCTGATGGTGCCAACGAGCAGCTCACGACAGTTGCCGCACTTGCAACACTGTTTGCAGGTGACGGGCTTGCGGCGTCGAGTTCCGTACTGGGACTTGACCTTGTATCCAACGGCGGCCTTGAGATCTCAAGTAACAAGCTACAGGTGGCTACAGGAATCTCACAGTACGATGTCGCCCAGTTCGCGGCATCCGTTGCAGATGATGATTTCCTCAGGATAGACGGCACCGCCGTAGAGGGGCGCAGTGCGGCAGAGGTGTTAAGTGATATCTCGGCTGCTCCTGCGGCAGGGGATAGCAATATTGTCACTACGGGCGCACTAGACTCTGGTTCTATTACTTCTAACTTTGGAACTATCAATAATGGCTCTTCAACCATTACTACTACAGGTGCTGCTGACTTAGGTGCTACAACTGTAGATAGTTTGACATCAACAGGTGATGTAACCATTGCTGATGGCAAGGGAATTATACTCGACAGCACCCCTGCTGATGATGCATACACTGGCATATATGGCAACTTTGCCAACGCAACTGGGTCCACCATTACAAAAGGTCAGGTCGTATACATGACAGGGACAGCGAATCAGGTGGCTCCTGCGAGGGCCAATGCTGCTGGAACTATGCCAGCGGTAGCTATGGCTATTGCTGATGTTGCAAATGGTGCGACTGGAAATTTCTTAATGTATGGATTTGCCCATGATGCGTCTGCCTTCATTTCATTGACCATAGGTGGAGAGGCATATGTATCAGATACTGCTGCCGGGGCGTTAGATGCCACCGCTCCAGCAGACGATGGTGAATTTGTACAGATTATTGGAGTGGGTATGCACGGCGACAAGCTGTTCTTCAATCCCCAACTGCCGATGGTCGAGATTGCCTGATGGCTGACATCGAGAAGGTGATGTCAGTTGAGGACGCTGACATTGAAAAGTTCATGGGTGTCGCCAGGGCAGACATTGAGAAAATAATGGGTGTGGAAATGCCCAGTCTTGCAAATGCGTGGCAGGGTGACAGGGGAGTTTTTGGTGGTGGTTACTCAGGAAGTGCGTATGTAAATGTGATGGACTATATTTCCATCGCAAGCCTCGGCAACTCTTCCGACTTCGGTGACCTCAATAATACGATGTACTACTGCCGTGCTGAGTCGAGTGGGGCAGGAGGGCGCATCGTGTTCTATGGAGGATATGGTGGCAGTGAGATAGCCCAGATAGACTACATAACCACCGCCTCTACAGGAAACGCACAGGATTTCGGAGACACACATGGAGTTGCTGGCTCTGCACACGGAGCGAGTTCTAATGGTACCAGAGGGGTGTTTTCCAGCGGTGTGGGAGGAGCATCAGGTGGCAGTGCACAGCCGTGGGGATATATCACATTCGCATCAACAGGTGATGCTTCTGCCGGTGGTAACCTGACTGCCGGATCTAACGCAGGGGGTTGTGGCAATGCCTCAAGAGCCCTGTTTGCCGGTGGGGCGCAGAGTGGAACGCTTCAAAACTGGATAGAGTATTTCAACATAACATCAACTGATAACGGTTCCGACTTCGGCGACCTCACAGGGGTACGGAAGAGTTTTGACATAGCTACAGATGGTACAACAGCCATTGCAGTTGGTGGAGAGAATGCCTCTGCCACACTGAACAGTATGGACAATATGACAGTAGCATCAGCGGGCAATGCCACTGATGGGGGCGACCTCTCCTCTATCCGCAACAGGACGGCGACAGTTGAGAACAACGCAAGTTGTGTCTTCTGGGGAACGACATCCAGCCATGCCAACGGACAACTGGACACCCTTAACATAGCTAACAACAGCACGGCAGACTCATCGTATGACAGGTATGCTGCTGCTGGTGGGGGAGGAGCGTCAGGGTCGTGAATGCATTAGTAAAAATAGAACAAAGTTTGTCTGGAATGGCAAAGCATTTCTCAACTATGACTCCTGCAAAGATTTCCAGGATTTTTGGGGAGAAGATGGTTGCCGTTGAACGTGCGAACAAAACACTTGGCAGGCGTAACACCCAGCATACAAACCAGTTGATGACCCTCACTATGCTGACCATGAGTCCTTACCGCCAGATGCGCCAGTGCCTCTCGCAGATTGAGAAGAAAAGACAGGCTATTGAGGAAGCGTATTTTAAAAATGCCAAGACAGAAGTGCGTATCAAGGAGTGGTTGGAACAGGACACGGAGATGAGCCGTATCCGCATACAGGAAGCGGAGTTCCAGCGAGAGCGTGGTGCGATATACATTGAAGGGGCAATCAAGGAGATTGCAACATTTCAGGACGCAATGGAAGAGATTCGAATATCTCATGGCATACCAGAGGAGTGGACTGAAAGGGACGCAGAGGAAGATGAGGTCAAGCACCACATCATGCAGGCGTTTCGACAAAGTCATCGTGACATGATATTGACAGGGCATATTACCCAGGGCAACGCGGAATATTTGGAGCAATACGGAATCCATCTTCAAACGGCTGAACGGATAATCGGAGATTACATTCGACAGGTCAGCGAGATGATGGATGAGGGAAAGATGCCAAGTGTTGAACATCTCTATGAGTTTTTAGACCATATGGCAAAGCAATTTTACTCAGCCCACATCATGGTGATGAACCGAATCGGCCTGAAGACAATCATCAGGGACGATTACTTATATTTGGAAGAGGCTGGAAATGCCAATCATTAGGTACACGCTGGATAATAAAAGAATACCCGGCTATATATCCGATGGTGGTTACTGGGGTGACGTTGATGACTCGACATTGGTTGGTGTCGGCTCTGGTGGTGGGACAACCCTGTCTCAGGCAGACCTGATAACAAGAGTTCTGAATATTCACGGTAGATATCCGTTCATAGAATATGACAGCAGCAGCCCTACAGGACGCACAAGGACAACTGACGAAGTGACTGCAATGGTCAATGACTGGTGTACGGCAAAGGGAGTGAGCTAGATGGATGAGCAGTCTGCAAAACCAACACAGGAAGATCTCCTGGAGTTGTTCCGCAGGATGCCTATTGCGGAGAAGGAATTGATCATCATAACCCAGAGTCGCATAATAAGGGAGCAGCAGGGACGGATAGACTCGCTTGGCAGGATGGCCGCAGGGAAGGCAGAGAAGAAAAAGGAGAAGGTTAGCTGATGCCAACTTCAACATGGTCTACCATGAGGCAGGACATACTGCGCCCGTTGGGTCTTGTGACAAGCGCCGCGACCACGACTGCCCTTACAACGAACAAGGTGGTGGTTGACACAAAGCTCACCGACAGGTTCCCTGTTGATGACTATTTCAATAACCAGTGGTTTGTCCATATAACCTCTGGAAATGATTCGGGTAAGATCCGTCGTATTACCGACTATGCCCAGTCAACAGGAACTCTTACCCACCTCGGGGCGAACTGGACTGGTGGTGATTCCCCGTCTTTTGAGCTGACCCCATTTGATCCCACGGAAGTGCAGAATCTGTACAACGAGGCTCGTGAGATGGTCTACCCCGACATTTCCATGATCAGGGATATCGAGACTATCGTGACAGGAAACAGGCAGTTCACCTACACCGTTCCAAGCACGATGAGGAAGATAGACCGGGTATACCTTGGCAACAGGCGCAACGCGGATTCCGGTGACAACCTTCTCTTGAACGGGGATTTCGAGGAATGGGATGCTGATCAGTTGACTCCCGGCTCCCAGAATAACTGGACCCTTGCAGGGTCTGGTGCCACTTTCAACAAGGAAGCACAGACCTCGAATCCGGAGAACTACATGGTTCTTTCAGGGAATAATTCGGGTAGATTTGCCGTGGCCAGCGCCACTACCACGCTGTTGCAGACATTCACACCGGCGTCCTCGTCGTACACAACGGTGGCGACAGAGGGGCAGGAAGTGAACCTGTCCGCATGGGTGTATTGCAATACGGCAAGCAAGGTCAAACTTTACATCGGGGCCGCTGTCGGCTCGTTTCACGGCGGAACTGGATGGGAACTGATGAAAGCCAGCGCAACACTTGACCATGATGCGACTACCGCTGTGGTGGGGCTATCCATCGCGGCTTCAAATGTGGCTGCGTACATAGACGAGATATGGATGACCATCGGGCAGAGTGAGATGACCGATGTTCCCTACAATGAACTGAGAAACTGGGAACATGTCCCTCCTGCGGCAGGAGCCTCTGACGGGGGCGTACTCAGGTTCCAGGAATTGTTGCCGGACAAGTACAGGATACGGATAGTCGGAAGGGACATACTCTCTTCCACATCGGCAGAGAGTGACACGGTTGAGGTAGACGGGGACTTACTGCACCCGTTGTATGACAAGGTAAGACAGCTCATAGCATTGAGGATGGCTGCGGCCAACCCGACATCGACATGGTCGGAGATGGCAAGACAGTATGAGGAAAGTTACATGATGGCAGTCAGGGGTGACCTTATCAGGGTAAAGGCACCGCCTGTTGCCGTACCCCGCATGGTGTTCTGATGGCACTTGATGTCGAGATCAACGCAAAGGGCTATTCCCTGTTATCTGACAGGGACGGCGCCAAGGTGGCTACGCGTCCCGTACAGCAGTTTGTGCAGCCGATCCGGCAGACAGGCAGGACAAGGCCTGAAGATGTCGCTCCATACGAGACCTTCATTATCCCGAACCTGACAAAGGGATTCGGACGTTTCAGGATAGATTCCGACTCCGCTTTCAACCCTGAAGAGTACAGGCGGTTCTTCAATTCCACATGTGACACACGATGGGCTGACAGCATATACCTCCCCATCCTCGCCGAGTCATCGACCCAGACGGGACTGGAAAGGATCAGGAGAAGTATCCATTTCAAGGGACAGCTTTTCGGGGCATGGTCTGATGAATCATCGACCCTGATATCAACCTATCTCTACGATGGGAGTGACCTCACATGGGACACCGCGGGACAGGTGGCTCCCCAGATACGCATCGACGCCACTACTGCTACACAAAATGCTTCATACGCATTTAACGAAACACATGTTACGGGAACGGATACGAACAGGCTCATGATTGTTTTACTTTCAACTCTGAGCAGGGTGCCGACAGGAATAACATATGACGGTGACGCTCTAACCAAGGTGGAAGAAGCCAACAACGGTGATTACTATTCGAGCATATGGTACAGGGTGGCTCCTGCCACAGGGTCCAACACACTGTCAGTAACATTTGGCGCTGATTCCAGTGCTGATACAAAGTGTGATGCAACAATTATGACACTTTTTGGTGTTGACCAGTCATCTCCTGTCGGAACGGACGTGGAGCAGACGGGAAATGACACGGCACCATCTGTGGATGTGACAACTACCGTGGGTGACCTTGTGTTCGATGTCATATCCGGTGACGGCGACAACGAATCAGGGGGTTATGTGGCAAGTTCGGTGCCTGGTACCGGCCAGACCGAGGTTGCCGACAGGGTGGATCTTAGTTCCAGAGAGGTCTTCCATACTGTCACACACAAGTATGCAGACCGCACAACCACCACGATGAGTGAGACCCTCACCATCACGGGGGCATCAACGGCGGTATGGAGCCATGTCGCGGTGGGGGTGAAGGCGGTCTCAACGGCGGGAAGGGTGAATGTCCTCTTCGACATGCACGTCCATGAGGGCAAGGCATTTGCCCTGTACGGCGAGGCAAGCGACCACTATATATCGATGACTTCAAAGATTGACAATGCCACTGATGACTGGACGGTATCCAATGTCACGACGCCCCTCACCACGGGGCTCCTGTCAAATGACATCACGGCAAACGAGGACATGGACGGTGGCCTCCTGACAAGCATCGGTGGTGAGCTGGTGGCGGCTCTGTGGCATGAGAGCAACGGGACAATAACATTTAGTTCCAGCGGGGACTCCGGGGTCACATGGACAGATGAAAGCATCGATATCGGTTCAGGCAACGGCCCGCAGGGACTTGTTGTATACCCTGATATAGACGGTGTTGACAAGCTGTATCTCGGGACAGCGGAAGGAATATGGCTCATCGACACGGCGCCATCGACATGGACATTCGATCTGTTGTTTCCCATGTCCTACTCGACCGATAACGGCAGGGATATGGAGATACACCAGGGTGCGATATGGTTTGCACAGGGAGTGGGGAATGACTCCCCGGCACCCATATTCCGCATGACGGTGCAGGGCGACTCAAGGCAGATCGAGTCAGGATACGGATTAAATTTTGGTGACGGGGTGCCGGCAGAGATGCACGGCCCTGTCAGGCGTATGAAGTCAAGCGGAGATTTCCTGTATATATCAGTAGGCGGCGGTGCGGCATCAAGGTTTGCCAGGATCTTATGTTGGAACGGTGGCGGATGGCACCATATGACCAAGCATACGACCCAGAACCTGCCGATTGAGTGGATTGATGTGGGGTCAGAGGATGATGATGTCTCACGACTGCACTTTGCGGTCAAGACTGCTGCATCGACAAGCGCTTCTGCTTTCCTTGGATATGCTGATACCAACCCGAGGTCAGGAGTGGCAATAAAGCGCGAGGCCTATTCTGACGGCAATGCGGGGCATATTGTCCTTCCTTACTATGACTTCGGTATTCCTCATGAAGATAAAAATTTCACTTCCATACATGTCATAGCCGATGATTTGAATTCATCTGCCAGTGACGAGTATATAGACGGTACCTATGGCCATAACGGTGCCGCCGTAACATCTACCACCACGGGTAATTTCCTATCGGGAACAACAAAAATAAACCTCGGCTCTTCTGCTGGTCAGCAGGCGAAGAACATAGGCATGCGCTTCAATCTCAGGAGGGGGTCTACAAACACCGATACTCCAAAATTGAGAGACATCGTGGTAGAGGGCTATGTTGTCCCTAACATTGCCTACGAACACCAGATGACCATTGATATCGAGGAGTCCGCCATTGCCACGGGACAGTCGGTGGAGACGGTTATAGCGAACCTTGAGACATTGATATCAACGGTCACGCAGGTGACTTTCAAGTTCGGGCAGGTCAGTAAGTATGTGGCGGTTGACCGTGAGCGGAGCAGTTTCTCTTACAGCATCAACGCATGGGAGCCATCGGGCGCTTCCAATGCCCTCTCCGAGAGGAAGGGGACATTTAACCTTGTGTTAATAGAAAAGGCAGCCTCATGACGGTAAGGCAAAAGGGAAATAAATGGGTTCTGGTATCATCTAGTGGGAAAACACTCGGTGTGCATCCCAGCAAGAAGGCTGCCCAGAGGCAGGAAAGAGCCGTAAAGGCAAGTCAGGCAAGGAGTAACAGGTAATGGTTATGCCGGAAGGTGAGATACCCCTGCACCAGTTGTTGCCGGAAGAGAAGCAGGACGCCCTTGTGCGTCTTGACGGGATACTCGACGAGATGCTTGTGCGTCATGATTATCCCGAGGATGTCATCGAGGTCATCAGCGGGCGGATGAAGGCATGGATGAAGAAATGGGAGATGAAGGGAGTTCACAGGAACCGCACCTTCGCTGAGTTCCATGACAACCAGATCCCCGGCTTTCTGAAGGAAGCATGGAATATATCCCGGCAGGTCGCTGCGCGGTCAAGGGATATAGACGGATCTGATATCCTTCCGCCGGGTAGATGATAGCGTGAATGGCAAAGGAAGAAGAGACCAGGCGTATATTAAACTTCATAGATGATGTTAGAAGACTACATATACCAAGGATACAGAATATGGAAAAGAGCCTGATAAGAACAAGACGTGCTGCTTATGCAGGGTTGGGAATGGGAGCTTTGGGAATAGCCCTCGGTGCTTTCGCGATGTACATCATTTATGAGCGTGGCTGGTGGTGATAACAGATGATAAGGATTAAGGTTCCCAGGGTAAAAGTTCCCAGAGTCAGGCTGCATATAAACCTTCCCATCATGTCCTTCTTTAACGTGATATTAAAGGTCGTCCTTGCCAGCCTTACCGTGGTTCTTGTTGTTACGGGAGCACTCGGGCTGGTGATTTCCTACGTGGACCCCACTCGATGGGTTTCCCCTATCCTGCCAATTCAGGTTGAAAACTTTTTCTGGACAGGACGGTGGCTGAATATCAACGAGCCCCTTATGTCCAAGGTTATCTATTACTTTAACTACAACATGCTTCAGACTATTGGGATCTCTTCCGGGCTTATCCTACTAGGACTCTTACTGCACATCCGTAAGTTCAAACTCTACTGGCGCAAGATACGGGCAGCTCCGATGGGAGTGATACATGCTCCTGTCAGGGCATATAAACGGATAATCATCTGGCGCAACTGGGTCATAGCCAAGATTGAATATGTTAATTCCGAATCAGCTAAGTGGCGCACGGCATTTACTATAGTCAAGTCTCCTTATTCCTTCTTGAGAATTATGGGACTGAATCAACAGACTGCATTAGCAATACTCGCTCTGGGTAGTACTGCTGGTACAGGAGTGGTGGTCAATGAAACTATACTCGCCGAAAAAAGTTTTAAGAATGGAGACAGTGGAATTTATTCTGCTCCCCTTGATGCGCCCACTTTTTATAGTGATACTGAGAATACCCTACGCATAGATTTGGGTAGTACCCCAGTTAGGGAGATTACGATTGAGAATGTCTCAGTCGGAACGGCGTTCACTGGTAGTGCACTGCCTTCTGGAAAGACAACTGTAGTTGAAGTGACTGGCGTAACTGCGTTGGCTTCAAGTACACGGCTGGAAGTGGGCACCTTAATCTTTGAGAAGTCTAGATGTAAGACACTAACACTTAGCCAGATAAACGCACACACACTGATTGTCAACGGTAATGCCAGTGACGGTCAAAGCATTGCCCCTTCTCCCGGCTCTGCCCGTATGAGAGCCATAGGTGGTGGTCATCATCAAGCCGAAGCGATGGTCACATCAGGTGGTACCTACGACCGGATCTGGATACAGGCTCCAACGAGTGGTGTTAACGGAAAGGTCGGAACACTTAAGCTTTCTAATCTTTTCACAAAAGGAGGGGACTGCTTACTGTCACACATGGACATAGGCACACTTCGGGTTGAGCTTAACGAAATAGGGAATGGCAATGGATTTTCTACAAAGGAGTTTGTGATAGCCACCTCTACGCAAGCTGCCAATATGACAATAGCAGATAACGTGGAAGTCAGCATTGCTGAACCAGAAACGCAGTAATCGACAATGAACAATCAATATGAAAAGGGACAACTATGAACTGGGGAACTCTCAGACCGCAAATATTCATCGCGATCATCTGCGCCACTATTTTTTCTGTCGTTGCCCTTTTTGTCGGGATAGCTCTTGATGCAGTAGAAATTGTGACAGCCGTCATCGGTGGCCTGTTTGGCTTTCTGGGCGGCGTCAGTTTGAAGGTACTGGAGAACGAATAGGAGAGTAGTATGTTTGCATTAATCAGAGCCGGCCTTAAATACAGCAAGGCAATTCCTGTGGCGATAGAGCTTGTCGAGGAAATTTACAAAGCCATGAAAGATGATGGCTCCATCACACAGAAAGAACGGTCGAGATTGATGAAGACATTCTGGAAGCTCGTTGGTGTGATACAGACAGAGGCAGGGTATGTCCCCCGGAAAAAGACTGTAAAGAAAGTTACCAACAAAGCAGCGTAGGCATAAACTAACCCTTAATCCACGCCTAGCACCCCTCTGTGCGCCCCGTAGCGCGGTTTAAATAGACTGTCCTATGTGATGGGTTGGTTCGTCTTTTTATCTTTAGGTTTTCTTGGCGCTTTTATCAGTCCACGATCCAGTGTTCGGATAAGACGGATCAATTCGGATGCCGTTCCATCACATGTAGGGACTGAACACTCTCGAATATGTCAAATTTACTCATATAACAGCTCTTCTATTTTCAGTTCTCTCGCAAGAGTTCGAAAAGCGAGTGCTGCCACTGCCGGTACAACCCCATTTCCAACGGCTCGGAGACGGAGGTCCACCCCGGCGGAAGGCCCATCAAGTGTTCTGCAAAAAGTGGGTTGAGCCTCCGGCACGATGGAGAGCAACTGTGACCATCCTTCCCTGTCTCCTGGCCCTGGTGGATAGAGGGGATATCTGGATTCGTTGAATTGCCGTCGCTCTTCCGTGACTTCCCCATCTTCTCCCTCTCTGGATAGCCCACCAACGCCGGATGATTGCTGAGAGCTACTTGGCCATAGTTCGGTCTGTTCCCTATCTTGTCGGCTTCTGCTACTGTCGGTGTCGGCCATAATGATGCCTCCGTTTCCAGTCTCCGTTTCGGATTGTTGTCTTCCAGTTCTGTTTCTGAGGGACCATTCGCCGAGGATACTCGTGGCGTGAGCCAGTTCTCAGGGTGCATCTCTGAATGAACGAACTCTCTCAGATTATCTGGATGTTTTCGCCCTGCTCTTTGTCCCGTTGTAAACCGTTCCTTGTTTGCCGCTTCTGATCTCGGTGGTAGTTCATCCATTGTGTTTGGCGTGGGCCAGTTTTCAACTGCACCGTATATCGATTCAGAACCCCTCTTAGAATTTGCATTTGAAGGGTTCCCGGCGGTCATGGTGGGCCAGTTAGCTGCCTGATCTCTTAATTTAATCTGAGGTGTATTGATATTCTGGAATCTTTGCGTTGACCAGTCTTCTATTCCCCCTTCAGGGTCTGACGCAGCTCGAGTGGGCCAGGATAAAGAGTCGTTGCCTCTTGTGAGGGGCCCCAGTCTCGGACGCTGTGAAGAGTCCTTCCGCAACCTCGTAACCCATCTCTCGTAGTTCGGGTCGTATGGTGTCGTAGTAGTATCTGAGGATTCCGGGCACATTTTCAAGAAAGACGATTGGAACCCCAAGCCCCCTAATAAGTCTGGCTGTGTCGGGCCAGAGGTTTCTTGGATCATCTTCTCCAAGCTGCGCCCCGGCGAAGCTGAAGGGCTGGCAAGGGAACCCTCCAGTGAGCATATCCACTTTTCCACGCCACGGTTCAGTGTCGAAGGTTTTAATAGAAGACCAGATAGGCGCCTCATGGAGAGCCTTTTCTTCCATACGTTTTGCCAGGATTTCTGCTGCTGAAAGTTCGATTTCCACATAACAGACGACTCTAGTTGGGACAACTGCTCGGAGTCCAAGCTCAATTCCTCCGTACCCGGAACAGATGGAAATGGTATTGAGGGAACGTGTATCCACATTGACCCCTCCTTTATATTGTTCTTTTCTTGCCGATGAAAAAATTGCGTACCTTCCGCTTCTGCCCTTTGCGTATCTCACGCCACTGGGTTTTCGGGACAATGATGTTGTAGTGTTCCTTCTCTGCCCCACAGTGCTTGCATATGCCGACACTCGTCTTCCCGCTGGTGGGCGCTTCAAGCATATAGTGGTGGATACAGTTACTCATGCTTCACCTACCTCCATGATCATCTTGATCTCATTCTTATGCTTCACCCTGTGGTACTCGACCTCGATGCCCTTCACAAATTCAGGGTTGTCATCCTCTATCAGGCCGTACTCAGTCAGTGCGTCAAGTGCCGGCTTCATTCCCTTCACAAGGTTGTCTGCATCTATTGGTGTGCCACAGTAGTGCGCTATGTACTTGACCCTGACTTTATTCATCGGGTTCGGGTCTTGTTCCATGAGTCGGAAGTATGCGGATTCCTTGAACTGTTTTGTCTTTCGATGTCTCACACTCCAGTGAACACGGCTATTGCCCCTGAGTTCTTTAGGAGGCATATAGTCCCATTCAAGGCAGACGGTTGTCATACTCCGCACATACCCTCTAATCCTCCTTGTGACACTTGCATTGACATTTCATTAAAGCGCAATCGCTATGCCCTCCATATAAACAAATCAAAGAAGTTACAGCCATCCGACAAGGCTCCTGTCATCTCTTTCAACAAGACAGATCCGATGATTGTGACGGCATACCATGACGGTATTTTTTGTCTTCTTCTGTTTCTGTAGCTGTATCATCGGCTCAGAATCTTCACATATCGGACAGTCTGTCTCGTAGTGGATATTATTTACCTTGGAATTAGAAGGTATTAAAATTTTCAACCTCCGTCCTGAGAACACATTTCCTTTGCCAACGTATGGGACGATCATAATTGAAGGCCGCAGATCGTCCATAAGCTCCTTGCCCGTCCACCTCTTCCGTTGTTCGGAGTAATCCGTCCACCCGCATATGATGCAGGTGTCGTGACCGTCCTGGTCGAGTTCGAACCGCCCGATTGAGCCGCATTTGTTACACCTCTTCAAACTGGTAGGTTCGGTTGGCGAATTTGCCCTGTAGTTCAATGAAGATTCCCTTTGGCTTGCTGTTCTTGTCATACTGGTGACGTTTAATCGTCGTGCGAATCGTTCCGTATGGCTTGTCGAGGGCGGAGGCGATATTTTTAATCTCCTGAGGAGGTTTGTTGCGTAGCCAGCCAACGATCTGATCCTTGAGATCAGCCTCTTTGTCATCAAGATCCGGGAAATCTTCAATGGTTGCCTTCCTCATTGCGGTTACGCCCATCGCGTCAAATTGCACACCGATGATCTCAGGGTTGGAAGGACCGAGGTCATTCTCACCACTCACCGTTAGCTTCACCCCCATCTCGCGGGTTGTTGTATTGTACGATTTCTCAAGGTCTATCATGACATCGCAGGCTGCTAAGAAATGAACAGAGCCGAACACATGCTCGTTACTCCATGCACGGTGGGCTATCCCGATCCATGACTTGTCAGTCTCCTCGACAAGGCCGTTCAGCTCGTCGGTAATCTTCATGGCGGGGCGGTCTTCAATGAGAGACCCCATTCCTGCCCTTGAGATCGAGTCAACAACTATGAGCTGGATATCATGTGTTTCGATCTGCCGTTTCACGTTCTCGATGATCTCAAGAAGGCTTCTACCCCTGACGTTCATGAATCTTAACGGCCTCTCATAGTCAAGGCCGAGAGCGGTGTTGACTCCACCGAGTCTTCGGATCATTGACGATGCGCTCCGCTCAAGGTTTATGTAAAGGGCGTTGCCCTGCTGTACATCCCACAGGCGGCTCAAGCCCGCGTCCACAGAGACTGCCATTGCCATGCTGATGTAGGATTTTCCCTGTTTCGGCAGGGCGTTGATGATAGTCCCACCTCCCTTGACAACGTACTTTTTTATGAACTCGCTGAGTTCCCGGGTAGGGTCACCATAGACGAGATCGCTCTGGATACCGTGGGTGATTTTGACATCGTAGGCATCAAAGGTGAAAGTTGTGAGATCAGTCTGCAATGATTCTCGGTCATAGACTGGACTGAGAGCCTGTGCCTGTCGGGATTTAAAAATGTGCCCGGCAAAAGTATTTCGCTGGTTCTCTTTTTCAAAGTTAAAGTTGTCATAGCCAAGAAGACTGTTGTTTAAATAGATTTCCAGCCTGCCGTGAATGCCTGTCCTTTCGGTTCGGAGATCTTTGTCTGGTGCATAGAAATGGAGGACATCAGCCGTTTCATTGTAGAGTTGCCGGAATGCCTCGACACCGTTGCCGTTTTTTTTGACTTCCAGTTCACTCGATGATATGGGGATTTCGCTTTCCACTTACTGCTGGCCTACCTGTTATTGCTATCGGTTGCGGTGATGAGGGTCTCTCAATGTATCGTGGTTTCTCAACCACTTCAACCCGCGGTCTGAGACGTTTTTGAGGACTTTTGGGCTCCGGCTTGGGATACCAGGTGTTGGGACACCACGGTCCCGCAATGGGGCAGTCCCATTTACATGTTTTGATTTCGATACATACAGGGTCGTCACACATTGGATACCTCGCTTAGAAATTGGGAGAGATTCTGGGCGGTGGCTTCCCTCTGCCCTTGCCCGAGGAGTGCAGGCAGACCACCGCCCACGGCTTCGCTTGGAAGCCGGTTAATCCAAAAGATCTTCCCGGTTTTTGGCTCTGCAAATGATTTCCCATGCGTCCTGTCGAGTGCCTACGCCCTTGAGGTATTTCTCAAGAGATTCACCGAGAACTTCTGCTAGGTCATCATGGCTCCAGCCTTCGGCTTTGCAAAGCTGTTGCAGTTGATATGCTGTTAAGCCCTTGCTTCGTGGCTTATCAGCTTCCGGTTTTTCGGCAGAATCCTGTTCCGGCATGTTGCACCAACCATTTTCACCCTCTATCGGATGGGCATAGTTCCGCATTTTTCCCTTCATAAACCATTCCACGCCATGTTTATTGCAGAAGTATTCTGAACTAGTGTCAACGATCGCTTGCGGAGGCATCTCGTCCGCAGGGGTCGGAGCGTATCCACCTAGTACCGCAACATATGAGAAGTTCATTCTGAAAGCCTTGCTTACAGCTCTTGTCTGAGCCATGCTCATGGCGGCATTGTGTTTTGCACCCTGGGTCTTTTGCCCCTTTGTCACATACTCGTCGAGCCCGCACATAGCGATGCCCCCGCCGCCGAGCCTTGAGCCGTCCGCTATGCTGACAAGAACCACTTTTGCCTTGTAGCCAACGATTTGATCATTGGCATTTATAGCCTCTATGCTCTCGGTCTCAGCGCGGAAACCAGCAAAAGCCCCTATCAGTTCCCATGCTTCGACATGGAGATACTTGTTACCGTTCTGCTCAGTGTAGAGTTCCCGGGAATTTACCACATCCATGAGGGCGGTAGACCACTCTTTTGCCTGTGCAACCTTCTCCACCGGAGTGAGTTCCGATAACACAAGATCTGTTGATTGTTCGGTATATCGTTCTATCGCATCTACCACGGCAAAACCTCCTGTTGAGCATCAATAATGTAAACATGTTCTTCTGCTGAAGCGTCACAGTCTTCCCGCCCACAGTATGCACATATGAGACCGTCTTCAACGGCCTGATCGTGGGCGGCTACGGCTTCCTCTTCGATGACCCTTTCAGCCAGATCGTCATCGGTTAATTCAATCATGAGGTCCTCCCTCGCAGTCCCGGCACTCGGGTTTGTCCCAGTTGATGTTGACTCCACCGCATTCAGGGCAACTTTTATTTGTAGTTGTCATCTCTTATCTTCCTCCGCAAATCCCTTAATCGTGCCATCGATCAGAGCATGGACGGCCATCAGGCCGTGTTCCATTCCATCTCTGTAGTCGGGTAATTGCTCACAGGCGGGGAGCCTCCTGGCAAACACTACGATTGCTTCAATTCTTGCGCGGATATCTATAAGCGTATTGGTTACCGCAATCCGCTCCGACCATGCAGTATCATTCATCTAGGGTGTACCTCAAACAATTGATCTTGTGAAATATTGGTCATCATTTCCATCGTCTTCCGGAACTTGGGATTGGCTTTCTGATTGCCGTTTCTTATATCAGACAGGTAATGGCGAGAATACAATGTGCCTTGTGGCTGAGTCTCTCCCATCTTGATAAGCTGATCTATCGTAAACATCTCGAAGAGAAAGTATTCTCCCCTCACTGACTTGCCCTTGTCATTTTCTGTCATCAGTACCCTGCGGTCTGTTTGTTCGTAAATCGCCATGTTCACCTCTCGTCTGTATCAGTTTAAGTAATTTTCGCATGACCTTGGTCAGACTGTCAAGTAAATTACTTACCTATTCAATAATAGCAGTCCATCACTCGGCTCCAGCACAAGTCACGCCACCCCATTCCTCGGTATCAAAGCATGACATGCCATCCCTCGGCTCCAATACATTCCGCTACATCCCATTTCTCGGCATCACTGCATGTCACAACACTGCTCGACTACAACTCTGTGATATCTGTGACTGTGTATCTTCCCCATCCCTGTGATCTCTCAGCCCCCATGCCGTGGACGGAGCCGTATTCGAGGATCGCAGAGATATGGTCTATCGTGATTATGTCCTTGGTAGTCTTGGGATTGCGAGTATCGTTCAACAGCTTGATAGTGACATCAAAGGCAGGGTTGGTAACATAATCGATGTACTTGATCGCAGATCTTGGTCCCTGCCGAGTCATCACCTGTATAAATCTGACCTCTGTATCCTCGATATCGACCAGGGTATTGCCGTTTTCGTCCTTGATCGGGATCAAGGTGTCATTAACATATAGCCGATTGACCACCTTTGACCTGAAGTTTTTAATCTCAGGAAAAAACTCTTTCACCTGAAGAGCGCAATCCTTGAGGTGTCCTCGAACACATCTTCCCTCGTACATTAACGCTCCCTTCTGGTTTCGTTTAAACGTAGACCAACCGGGCACATACTCTTCGTCGTCTTCATCCTGTACATCGACCTGAGACGCCACCTCTAGTGCCAGCTCATCAATTGGAACCGCACCTTCCGGTTTACGAGTGGGCATTCGGTGTTCAAGCATCGTCTTTATCTCGCTCTCTGATCGTGGGATTTGCCCACCAAACTCACCTTCGAATTGAAGGCTGATCCTATACTGGTTCCAGATTTTTACCGCATCGGTGGTAACCATAAATTTCTCCCCTTATCTATTCAATAAATTTTTTATCTCGTCTGCGATCTGATCGCATATAACTGACTTTTTAGGCCCTGTGTGATGATGGCCGACGTGCCATCCCTGATGTTTGTAGCACCAGTACGCTTCCAGAGTCGAGTTCGGAGTGTTCTTGCCGATAACCCCGGCTGCTAGTTGCGCTTCTTCAAAGGACATATATCTTTTCTTATTCCCACAACGCTTCATGGGCATCATGTCCTGTAGCCGTCTGCTTGAGCGTTTTCCCATTCCCATTGTTATTTCTCCCCGTTTCGAGCCCACCATCGTGACTCGGTTTCCTTTTTTCCGTCTTCAAGTGTCAAGATTCTGCTATAAACATCTCCACGCGTTTTCAGGTCTGATAATCGCCGTCTTGCTTTCCCAATCTGACCGCGTGGATCATCAGGCCATAACCGTTCGCCTATCTGGGTTGCGGTTTTCCCCGGAGATGCCACTACGAGGGCCAGAACGAGATCCGCATGAGATTTACGCCTTCCAGACCGTGTGATCCTTTTCTCAGCCTCTTTCGAGCTGGAAGGATCGCGCTTGTGGCTGGCGGGCGGGAATATAAATTCAGCCTGTTGTGGTTTCATTCGGCACCCTATCTCTGGTTGACTGAAGGTCATCAAACCATCTTTTCCACGGGTTACCGTCTTCCTGCACTGCAATAGCGTGATATTTACACAGTATCGTGCCGTTGATCGCGTATTCGGCGGGCTTATCGCAACTCCAGTCATAATCGGGACCAATCCATGCGGGACACCTAAAATCTGGCAATTTGTTTCTCCTATGCTTCCTCTATCTCATCGCCGAATTCGGCAAGTAGTTCGTCTATCTGATGGTGTTTCTCAAGCCATAGTCTTGCCCCGATTTTTTCGATTGGGTTTAATATGCCGTTTAAACCGTCGTACTTTCGGTCGTGACTGTGTATGAACTTGAAGTAATTCCCTTTCTCCGTTTTATAAAGACACTGGAAGACATCGTTTCCTAGTTCAGCGATTGTTGTATCCTCGTCTGTGCGTTGTTGACCCATTAGTATGCCACCTGCACCTGAAAGCGGGTGCCGTTTGAATTCTACTGATGCTATAAGACGTGCCTTCGTCGTGTCGTAAAGCAGATTATTTATCACCGTTCTCATTTTTTGCCTCCGTTGATATAATCGGGACCAATCCGTGCCGGACATTTAAAATCTGGCATCATCCCACCTCTAAGTTGGGGTATTCTTTTTCCATCTTTTGAAAAGCGTCACGGTGTTTTTCGAGGACCTCGTCTATGTCCAGATCGGCTCCGGTGTATTCCAGCGTTAAATCGGGCGTGTATACTCCCTTGACGCTACGGCCTACGTTCAGGCGCATACGCCAGACAGGTTCCTTGTCTGTTGATACCGTTTCGAGCAATCCCAAGATCCGGTCAAGGTACTTTTTAATTGTCATCGTAAATCTCCCACTTCCAAACAAATTTTTTCCCATAATGTTTCTGCTATATTCTCCGCGCCGAATGAGATTGCCGCACAGCACTCATGGCTATAGCACTCATAGTTCTCGTCTTTTTCGAACCCCTCGACACATTCGTCGTGATCGTCCTGGTCACTGTCATGATCCTCTTCAATACGAGGCCAACAGTCATCTTTGATGTATTTCAATATTGCTTCTAGCCCACCAGCGTGATGCTCTTCAGCAGTAGCAAAACTTCCCAGCCAATCCTCACATATCATGCTTTCTGCGTAGTGATATGAACCTTGATATCTCATCTATTCACGTTTTCCCTTGTAAGTTCATTCATCAATCCTTCTAATTCTGTTTCCAATTCTGTTATTCGGTCTAACTCCATCTGTACATTATTTTTTGTCTCGTCTATATCGTCCTGCACTTTGTCTATCTCTTTTTGGATGATCTCTTTTGATCTTTTACATCTACAATATAAGAGGCATTCGATGCATTCGTTACACTGTGGAATTTCTGGTGTTGGGGTACAGATAGGGGGGTAATCGCTTGGTTTACCATTTATTTCGTATCCGCAAACGTCACATATCACACATTTTGCAACTGTCATCCCTTCACGTTCTCCTTTTTTCTAGTTTTACTGATTCTACACTGTATTTTCTAGCTAGTCAAGTAATCTACTTACCAATTCTACTTATGAGATAGGGGGTATTTTGGGTGCTACCCCCTATCCCGGAGTAGGTTTATTAATCGATCTCGTCTATAAACTCTTCCAGTGTTAGAAGTACCGTCATATCTTCATCGCTCAGAATCACGTCAAGATCCCAATATATCGTTGGCATAACTTCACCTCTTATGATTGTTTGATTGTTGGTTACCATGTGATTTGATCGGCATGTATTCCGCGAGCATGTATTACAAACC